ATTAATATTCCTAAAAAAACTCCAGAAAACAAATTACCTGCTTATAGACGTAATTGTACTACAAATTGAAAAAGTATATTTTTGATAATGAGGCATATGTAATTACAGAAACAGATGTTCTAAATTATGTCACAAAATCATCGACAAAAAAACAAAGAAGAAAGTTTGATATAGGTGATATCTACATTAATGCAGTGGTTTGTTTAAAATGTAAAGATTATTTAAGGAGTCGTCATCGACATGATTTTAGGGAGTGTAGTTGTAAGGCTACATTCGTGGATGGAGGGAGTTGGTATCAAAGGTTGGGTGGAGATAATTGTGTTGCCATTCTTGAAAAATTTTATGATTAACTTTTCTCAAAATGACTTGGTTTCAATATACAAATGGTTCTACTGGAACTTCTTCAACAGCAGGTGGTAGAGTATTTATTTCCTCAACTTCTACAAGTGATTTTTGGGCAGAAGATTCTTTAATTAAAATAGAAAATCTTCAAACTAAAATATCTGCTTCAAAACCTAAGGGAATGCCAGCAAAACTTTTCTTTAAATTAATGAAAAAGAAGATGAGTTTTCTTCAAGACATTAAATATAAGAATAGGATAAAGAAGATTGAGGTTATGGCTCAGAAGGCTTTGGATGATGGTCAGGAGGCTTTGGGAGAAGAGTTTTTAAGAAGGTTATTAAAGTTGGATAAAGAGGCTCAACTCTTTTCTGTGGGTATTAAAATGTATTTAAGTGAAGTAACCCTCAAGAAATTCTTTGATAAAACTGAACGAAAAAAGGTTCAACTTACTCATATCAAAAAATATGCTAGAGTGATTCCTCAAGAGGTTTTAGATAAAAAGGAAAAGGTTAAATCCTTATTTGATGATTTCCTTATTCTTCACGCAGATGCTCCTGGGGCGGTGATGGAAACAGAAAAAGAAAGGATGGAGAGGGAGAAGGACCCTATTTTATTTGGAATTTGTAAAGACATTCCTGATAAAATGTTTTTTATTGCGGATTGGGAAGATGAGTTTTGTGATTTAACCTTTGATGAAATTATTGATTTGATAAATCCTGAAGATGCAGAAATGGTTTTACCTTCAACTAATAAAATAAAATTATAATAATATTAAATATGAAAAAAGAAGTACTTGATGCTAAAGATTTTAAAAAACTTCATGATGGAGTTTGGAGTTATAGATTCAGCCATGATTCAATCCATCAATTAGAAATTGTGGCAAAGTTTGATGAAAAGGGAGATATACAAATAAAATTGTATAATAATGAGAATAAACCTATTGGGGAAGTCAATACTACCAATAAAACAAACTCTAAAAAATCTTTGTCTCCTGTGGAAAAATGGATAAAAGAAATCAATGCACTTTATCAAATGACTTTTTAAAAATGAATAGATGTTGTTATTTAAATTTTCTATATGGAGGAATTTTGGGAATAACTTTTGCAATTTGTTTTATTATGGGGACAAAGATAGGCACTTATCTATTAATCAATAATTATGTTGGATGAAAAAATACTCAATGTTTTGAATGATATTAATGGTGATTTGGGATTTATGATGTTTCTTTTTTCTGTGATTCTTTTGGTTTTAATTTTTAAAGATTGAATATGAAATTAATTATTTCTTTCACCATCTTAATTTTATTTTTAGTTGTTTGATTGTGTGGTGTATAATTGGGTTAATTTTTTAACCCCCAATATTATGAAAATATTGAAAGGTTCGGTTCTTATTGTTTTTGTTTTAGTGATTGGCTTTGCCACCACTTTCTTATCTACTCCCAATCCTACTTATGCTCAATTTGAGAGTGTGGTTGGTAGAACGGTAGATGGCCCTGAGTTCATTAAAATAACCATGTCTCCTAAAATTATCCACTACATTCATAAAAATGAAGTAAGTAACTTGAGTATGGATGAGACTCAGGGGACAAATTCATTGAAATATCTTTTAAATCTTAATAATGGAAAACAAATTTCCATCAATAAAGATTTGTTTGATACCATTGCAAGCCAATTGGATTTTGTTGAGATTATTCCTCAATAAAAAGAATTCTAAAGTTGCCCTCCAAAATTTACTTTGTTTTTAAATGAAGAAAAAAGCAAACCCCTACGGTTTATGTTCTTGCGTACAATGTAAAAGTAGAAGGGGAACTTTTAAGGAAAAAATAAATCAAATGAAAAAGAGGTTGAGAAAATGGCTGAATGGAGGAAATAAAATACCTAAAAAGGGTTTATATACTGATTGAGAGGATTGGTGTAATGGTAGCACTCTAGTCTCCAAAGCTAGTTGTAGGAGTTCAAGTCTTCTATCCTCTGCCAATATTATTTACATAAATATACATTATGTTAGATGACTTCCTTAAAACAACTCGTTCAAAGAATGATTTAAGGTTGTGTTTAGAAATTTTAAAGGAATTTAAAGGTCATGAAAGTGATGAAGAATGGGCTATGCACCCTTTTATAACTTGGGAGAAATTAGAACAGTTTGAAGAATATTTAGAAAATTTAACCAAATAACTATGGACAACGAAATAACAATCAATGGGGAGGTTTATGTGAAGAAGAATCCAAAGGGTCAATGTGGTTGTAAGGGTCTATTTTGTAGTCATAAAGTAGAAGGAATCTTAGATACTTCGGATTACAAAGACCCAATTTTTATAAAACCCTGGCCTCAAGAGGGGGATGAAGTATGGGAAGATACGATTGATGGAGTAGATGCTGGAAGGTTGTATTAAAAACATGGGCCTAAAACAAGATGAGAGATTGGCTTCAAAGAGAGGCACTCAGTTAAGGATTCTCCGGGTTTAGGCCCATAATAAAAAATCAAAATGACAAGAAAAACCATTCTTGTCCTCCACAAAGTTCTATTAGTTTGTTATTTATCAACAATTATCCTATTCATTCTTAGTCAAGTTCTCTTTACTACTATTCCTATTCCCTCATTACAATGACAAATACAGTTGCAGCTATCACAGGATTTATATTTGGGGCTTTGATTATACTGATACTAAATTCGTTTTTTTAACCCCTAAAATTTAACTTTAAGATTTATGAATGAAAAAATACTAAGAGAAAATTTAATAGGGCTGCTAGACGAAATTCTAGAAGGTGGAGCTTGTCCACATACGGCAGCGAAAATTAAAGACATAAAATCATTAGTCAATGAAAATAAAGAATGGGAGATAATAAAACAGAAAAATATTATTCAATAACCCACCCTCCCCCCAGCCCCCTCCCAAACATGATATTTAGAATGTAGGTTGTAATTAATCCCCATTATCGAAGGTTTGGGCTGCCATTAGTGTCAAGGTCTAGAACGAAGCACTGATAGAACCTGGAAATTGCCTGAGGTATGTATTTATAAGAGTCTTGTACAGGACAGACTATAGAGAGACTGAGTGCCACGGGAAACAGCAGGCTTTACAATCTACATCCTGAATATCAATACATGGCCTCTAATAATTAAGAATATGAATACTAACTACCCAATAATCACAGAAGAAAATTTTGAGTTTTTAACTAAAAAATTGGTTTTTAAAAAAAGAAATAAAGAAAAAAATATGTATTATTTTATTAAAGTTCAAACACCAAAAACACGTGTTGATTTTTTCAATCTTACTGAAAGGATGTTTGGAGTAGGATTAGGGATTAAAACAACATATGGAGGGAATTATGAGATAGATGGTAGAGAGGAAGTATATTCTAAGCTCCCTATTCCTAGATTGTGGAATAAAAAATATGGTCAATATGATGGACTTAGAGTGTTTCTAGATTTTGTTTTTAATTGTTTAACTTGTGGTGGAGTAGCCACAACACACTATGGGCAATTTAGCCCTAAAGGATTTAGACATAAATTAAGGCTTGAAAAATTTTGGAAGTCTCAATTTGTGCCTAGTGAAAATATAGCTAAAATTAGCTAGGTAAAGAGGTTAGCTCAAGGATAATGGCTTGAGAGAAAACAAACTGAAACGTTAAGGTTTGTGCCTAAAGGCTCGCCGGGTGGATGGCGGAGTACAGGCTTGATATATTAAATTAAATAACCCCATGAAAAAAACTAACCCAAATAATTTATGAACCTAAAAGACCAAGTCTGCTCGCTTGAGCACGCTAAAAAACTTAAATCTTTAAATGTGAGGCAGGAGACGTTGTTTTATTGGGTAAGGGAAAAATCAGGGCATGATTGGTTTGCTGTTCCTACAGGGACTTATGATTGGTCAGAACACCCTGGATATGAAGATTGGGAAAGAATCTCAGCCTTTACCGTTGCTGAGCTTGGGGAGATTATAGGAAATCAAACTTCTATTTTTAAACATCCTAAGGGTTGGGTGGCGGAACACTTTTTAAGTAATGAGCAGCAAGTCATTGATAAAAACATGTGTGATGCCTTAGCCAAAATGCTCATCTATCTTTTAGAAAATAACCTGATTTCAAATGAAAAAAACAAACGAAGAATTTTAAGCAGTACTTAGCCTAAAACCCCTTAATCGTTTGACAATTTTTTTAATTTATGATATAATGTAGTCAATGAATAGAGATTTCACTCAAGAAATTGAATATGTGCCAGAAGATGAATCTAGCGAGAAAAATGCTTTATTCATAGATTGCCCTTGTTGTAATGCGGGTTTGGCGGTAGAGTTCGCTCTAATCTCTAAACATGTTGATTCAACAAGGGCTTTTGAAAATTACAAAAGGGTTTTCGTGAATCGATATAAAATAAATGGGCTTGAGCCTATTAAAGAAGAAGAGGTAAAACCCCTTGCTCAAGCAGGAATAGGATTTCTTGTGGGATGCAAACTTCTTGGTGATTTAAAACAAAAAAGAAAATAATGGATGGTGGAGAAAAAATTGAGCTTGAGTATAAGTGTTCTGTGTGTTGGTCGAGGAAGATAATGCAGTATACGGATTATATGATGGCACGGGTGAATAAAGTTTATTGTGATGAGTGTATCACAAGAAAAATGTTTTGTGTCACTCCGGCGAGTGATGAATTGATTGCTACTTTAAATTAAAAGGCGGGTTGGTGACTGAAGAATTCTAATCGTAAGGAATAAAGTACGCTAGATACTCACAGGTCGAGTTATAGTGGTTCAAAAAATTACAACTTGTATTACGGTCTAAAGTGCTGGTAAATAAAACTGAATCCAGCCCTAGTGGCTACGGTCATAGGTCACCTAAAGAATCCTTGTTGCATGGGATAGGGTAGACATTTTTAAGTAGGCTTAGAGGTGTTTAAAATAAAAAACTGTTTAGTGCAAATGTAGATGTGGGTATGCAAAATTCCCACCCAACCCCTAAAAAACCGTAGATAAGGGTAATCCCCTTACGAGTAACTGAGTTTAGTGAAGCCAGGCCATCATGCCTGTTTTGGATACAGGAGAACGGAGGTTCAAATCCTTCAACTCAGACCAAATAAAAAACAAAAAGAAGATGGGGAATTTAAAATATTGTTTAGAATGCCAAGTGCATTTTGATAGAAGTGATATAAAATGTCCCATTTGCAATAACTACTTGTATAATGGTTCAAGAAAAGAATTTGGAGAAAAAATCCGAGAAGGATGCTCAAACTGTAAAGAAGAAAAAGAAGATTGAAGATTATCAAAAATCTCATCCTTATGGCTTTGGTCGGTATGTGAATATCTCAAAACAAACTTTTTACCTTCATACCGAAGCATATATTCACATAGCTGGTTTATGCCGACGAAGCGGATTGCCCAAAGATATTTGGCCTAGAATTGAAACAACATTTTTAAATTCACACGGGCTTTCAAAACATCCTAAGGGTATTATTGTTCAAGAAGAAATTATTCCCGACCCAGAAACACAATTGATGGTGAAAGGTGGACTTTCTGAATTATTAGAGGATTATGTGGGGTGTTTGGATGAAGAATTGAAAGAGAAGGAAAATAAGGTTATCAAACTCATTGTTAAATGGGAGAAGATAGCAAAGGAGTTACAAAAAGAATTTAAATCAAAAGCTAATATTGGAGAAGATTTTGACCATAGTGGAAGAAAAAGAATTAAAGAAGATATCTCAGAAAACCCAGTCGAATGGAAAGGATAATCCCCTTCCCTCTTTAGATGAATCTGAACAATCGATTTTGGAAGCTTTACAGTTTTCAGATGATTTTTCTGATAATGAGAAAGATAATATTAAATCTAGTTTAATTGCTGAACGTAAAGAGAATTTCAAAAACAAATTACAAATTCTTGAAACTGAATGGAAGGATGCTCAATTGAAATTATCGGGAATGCGAGCAAAACAACTCCCCAAAGAAGAGATTAAGGAACAAGAGATTTTTGTTAAACGTTGTTATGACACTTATCGGAATTTTAAATCTGATAAACACTTGGACGTTCCGGATGAACTTTATGAACTTTTAGAGATTGATAAATGTTCAAAGGTTCAGAAGGTTTGGCTTTTACATTATTGTCATAATCAAGGCAATGCGATTGAGGCTTGTTCTAAGGCAAATGTGAGTTTAAAGATGTATCGGAAATGGAAACGAGATACAGAAGATAGTGATGCAAATAGGTTATTTAAAGAGGCAGTTGAAGAGATTGACCAGGCATATTTAGAGATAGCTGAAATGAATTTGAAGGCGCTTTCAGCAAGTAAAAATGTGGCTGCAATAATTTTCTTCTTAAAAAATAGACACGATGCCTACAAGGCTACAAATAAACTCCTTATGGATGAAAAGAAGGTGAGGGGTGGTAAAGCTTTGGATTATAAAGGTGTTGGTGTAGAAGAAAAGAAAAATATGTTCCTTTCAACTATGGGTGTTATCAAAGAAAATGAAAAAGGTGAAAACGAAATAAAAGAATTTTAATGTCAAAATATCCCTTTAAAGGATTTACAAACGACGACGATTTTGTTCAAGAGAATTTAGATTATCGAAGAAGACTTTTGGACAAATCTTATGATGATATAAATTTCCAAGCTCTTTTAATGAATATGTCTTCGGAAGATTGTTTGTTTTGGATAAATACTTTCGTTTACACTTTTGACCCAAGGCTTGATATTCCGCATGTTCCTTTTATAACATTTCCTTTTCAAGATGAATTTGTTTTAAAAGCCATTGATTGTATTGAGAATGGAAAAGACCTTTTTGTGGATAAAAGTCGTGACATGGGTGTTTCGTGGATGATTTTAGCTGTCTTTATTTGGGGCTGGCTTTTCCATGGATGGGAGCTTCGAGTAGGGTCAAGAAATCGTGATTATGTGGATAAGGGTGGTGATATGAATAGTCTTTTTGAGAAGATGCGTTACATCATGGAACGAGTCCCCGCTTGGATGGTTCCACATAAATTTGAAAACAAAAGAGGTACTGAAAACAATTCAGCTGCTAAACTAATCAACCCGGTTCTAAAAAATACTATTGTTGGTGAGGCAACTAGCCCTAATTTTGCTCGTGGAGGACGCTCTAAGGCTATTTTATATGATGAATTCGCCGTATGGCTTTGTGCGGATGAAGCATGGAAAGCGGGTGCAGACACTACAAATTGTAGAATAGTGGTTTCAACTCCTGCGGGTATGGGGAATAAGTTTGCGGATTTAAGATTTGCAGATGATTTGGAAATTGAAAGAGAGTCTCTTCATTGGAGGCTGCACCCCCACAAAACTGAAGAATGGTATTTGGAGGAATGTTCTAGGAGAAGCCCTGAAGAAATTGCCCAAGAACTTGATATCAGTTATGAAGCTTCGGCCTCTAATAAAGTTTATGAAGCTTTCCAAAAAGTCCCTATTGCCTCATCTCCAGAATATGATTATGACCATTCCCTTCCCCTATTTTGTTTTTGGGATTTTGGTGAAGGGGGTACAGACATGACAGCTCTGATTTGGGCTCAATACAATGCCTCCACAAATGAAGTAAGAATAATTGATTGTTATCAAAAGAATTATAAAGACATAAATTATTTTGCAACACTAGTTACTGGTATTTTAGATAGTCAGTGGATTTATGATTCTGAGGCTTTGTATGGTGTTGAGAGGCGACTCTCTTGGAAACCTGCTATTCATATAGGAGACCCTTATAATGGCAATAAAACAACTTTTGTAAAAGACACCACTATTTCAAAGGAATTATTGAAACATGGAATCGTGATGAATTTGGATAGAGGTTGTAACAATGTTATGGAGAGAATCCGGATAGCCACGACTTTTATTCCTTTTCTTAAGGTTAATGAAAGATGTCGTGAATTTGTTCAAGCTTTATTGAATTCCAGATGGCCAAAACGCGAAAGAATTAGTGATAACACTTCCCCTCTTAGAAAACCAGTTCATAATCAATATTCTCATTATCGAACAGCATTTGAGTATGGAATGGAATTTTTAAGTGGTTACAAAACAAAAAAACAAAAAAACAGATTTTACGTGAATACAAACAGAAAAACAATAAACTCATTTAGAAGAAATTAATGGCAAGAGATTTTAAGTATACAACTTACAGACCTAATCGGTTTGAAAGAAGTCGAAGAGCACATATTGAAACTAGGTTGCAAGCAATGTCTACCCCTTATCGTAGGGCCATTATTGAGATGGCTGAATTAGGGAGACAAGCAACTGAGGGGGCAGTGATGGATGAAGATAGGGTGAGCAATGCTGAGCTTTTAAAAGTTCCAATTTCTCATGCAGTTGTGATGCAACGTATGGCTACTCTGGCGGATAATCCTTCAGAGGCTATTTATCGTACTACGAATAAAGATAAGAATAGGCTTAATATAGCCAATCAAATCAATATTTGGGATAAAATTGAAGGTGCGTATGAAGCTAGTTATTTAGAGTTTATGATGACGGCTGAGCGTGAGGGGGTGTGTTTTGTTCAACAAGGTTGGCATGAAGATATAAAAATAATGGAGGGGAAGCCTGTTACGGTAGGGAAAATGTTTACTTCCCAAGAACAAATTAAACCAGAAAACATTTGGTGGGACCCTAGGGCCAATCATTTGAGGGGGTATAAAGGGATAGTTGCTAATGATATTATTGTTCGATGGTTTGATAGTGTAGAGGGTTTAAGGATTCGTTATGGGGAAAATAAAAATTATAAAAATATTCAAGCAGTAAAGCCAATGACGGCTTGTGATTCCTTTTATCACTCCAATATTTGGAATGAGAAATGGTATCAAAATCAAGGTGGAAATCATCGTGATATAGAGAATTTTAGAGGTGAGATTGAAAGAGTTCCTGGTGTGGACCCATCCATGGAAGTAACTGGATGGAGTTATTTTGCCCGGAATTATTTTGAAGAAGAGACTGGAGCAATAGTGGATAAATTTATTGAATATGCAAATGGGGTTGAAATCCGAAATTCCTCTTTACCAGTTCCTAAGGTTAAGGGCTCCCCTGTCCTACCTTTCACCAAATTCGTGGCAATACCAACTAGCGGAATGGGTGGTGTTTCTATGCCTGCCCTTATAAGACATCCAGAGAAAGCTTTGCATAGAATGATTACAATGGCAGATGCTCAAGCAGAACTTTCTGTAAATCCAATTCAATTCGTTTCCTCTTCAATTATGGATACGGTGGACGAATCCCCTCTTATGCCTGGTTCTCGTGTAGAAGTAGCCATGCAGGGAAGAAGTGTTTCAGATGAGGTTTGGTTTCATTCGGCACCAGACATCACTAATGGGGCTCAATATATTATTGATAAAATGCTCCAACTCATCACTATGGTGACGGGGGTTGACATTAGTATTTTGTTTGAAAGCCCTAGAACTAAAGCAATTAGTACAGAAAGGAAACGAGAAATTTCAGAAAAACTTTTAAGATTTAGTGTGATTTACAATGAAGCTCATGGTTTCTTTGATTTAGAGGAATTGCGGCTTCACATAATGTTAGAGAATTATCCGGTGAAACGGTACTTTCTCGATAAAACAGAAGAGGGTAAAGATGTGATACGACAGAGGTATCCTTTTGTTCCGGTGAATGGTTATCAAGTAAAAATAGTAGAAGGTGATGAACGTAAAAATGAAGATGAAAAACGTTTTGAACTCAAAAAAAGTGCTAAGACTTTTAATCTTCTTGTTATTAATCCAGCCTCTATTGAGTATAATGTGCATCTTTATATCCAAGGCGCGACAAATGCATCCAACGAAGATACATTCAAACTTAATAAAGGTATTGAAAAACTCAATTTACTAAGTACAAATCCTTGGACTATGCAAGTCATAGACCCAATTAAAGGTGCAAGAAAGGTTTTTGAAGTACTTAATTATGATGAGGATGATTTGATTCAAGAGCAATTAGAAAAATCACACAATGAAATGCATGGAGCTACGAAAGAAATCTCTGCTCTTTTAATGAGTGATGTTCAAGAAATCCCAATTAAATTGGATGAAGATTATAACGCTGAGGAATATGTGAATGTCTTCTCGAATTTTATGCAATTGCCAGAATTCCAGGGGTTGACCGAAACAGTTCAACAAAAGATTGTAGAGCGATTTAACTATCATCTCACAAATGATTTAAATCCATACTACAAAGAACAATTACAAGAACAGAAAGCTGCGGAAGAGGCAGCCGCTCAACAACAAACTGCTCCAGCAGGTCCCGAAGCTGTAGCTAACGCTGAGGGGGCAATGGAACCTATTCCCGACCCACGAGAATTAACACAATCAGTAAATTCTCAGGCTGGAAGTTTAGGGAAGGCTGGACAAGTTTCTCAGGCCCCCGCACCACAACCACAATAATAAACAAAAATGGAAGAAGATAAAAAAGTATTTAAGGCAAAAGAAGTAGATTTAGATGGAGTTTATTCCTTAGGCCAACTCATAGCAGTTAAACATCCAGGAATTCAAGCTTTGATTGATTGGGCTGTTAATAAGGAACGTCAATGTTATGACAGTGTTCACAAATTAGTCACAAATCCTGACGTATCAGTGAATACTATTTTTTACAATTTGGGAGAAGCTCGAGCGGTCCAAACTGATTTGGTACGTTTTTTGAAGGCTGCTGAGCTTAAATTTAATTCAGATAATAAAAAGAAATAATAGTGAGGTTTTAGCCTCAATTGCCCACCTTGAGATTTATTTGGTAGTTAGTGAGTTTCGAGGGAGGCAATTGGCGTTAAAACGCTTAGATATTTTAAAAAATAAAACAAAATTTCATGAATAATCCAACTACCCCAACGGATGAAAGTATTAATTCTTCTGATGACCCTGTTATTCAAAAACTTATTTCTAAAATGGAAATAGTTCAACCTGAAGATAAGGGGGGTGAAGAACCAGAACCTCAAAAAGAGGTGGTTAAACCTACTCAAGAAGTTATTAAACCTTCCGAGGACATTGTTGTTCAGGATTCTGCTCAGGCAGGGCAACCAGACAATTCCAATGATGAAATGCAGTCTGCTATAAGTAAAGCGGTCAGCGGTGCAACGGAGAAGCACATGAAAGTTTTGGAAGAGGTTGTTCGAAAACTTCCCAAAGAAGAACTCGCTGAACTAGAGGAAAATAATCCTCAACTATTTAAGAAGTTAAAAAATAGTATCCCAGAGGTTTTTGTTGTAGAGGAAGAAAAAACACAACCCAAAGATAAAGCTGAACGATTAGAGAAGCTACTTGAAGCTATAGTTACAGCCCAGGAAGCCTCCTCTTTTGAAAAATGGAGGATGGAAAATGAAATTGAAATTGGAGATTATGAAAAAAAGAAGCAGGAATTCGAAGAAACTGCAAAAACACTTTTTGAACTCGATAAAATTTCAGATTGGGACCAGGCTTTAAGATTAGCCAGTGACATTCATTTCCCTCACCTTAGTGGAAAACCTGTAGACACAGAGAAACTAGCTAAAATGCAAGGACAAAGGGTTAGCGCCTCAAATATGGCGCCTGCGTCCAGGAGTGCTGAATTCTCAGATGAAGATTTTGCAATCATGCGCCGGGAAGGAGTGACTGAAGACCAATATCGTGAAGCGATTAGAGGGGAAATTTTACCCCCAGGTATTTTATAAATTTTAAAAAAGTAAACCAAAATGGAATTATATAAGGCTCAAGGTACAGCCAATGCCGAATATCTTATCATGAAGGATTCTGAATCAATTGCAGAAGGTGCTTTCTACTACCAAGGTGTCACTGGCGCTGAGGAAATGGACGCTATTGCTAACGATGCACGAGGACTTGTGATGGGGTTTATTGACAATAAAGGAGCACCTTTAGGTTCAGGACATTCTGTAGAACTTGATGGTACATTTACTCAAAGTAATTTGGGAAATATTTATGCTGCTGCTGCCGATAATAGTACTGACAAAAAAATCAAAGTACATGGGCATTTGGTTCAAGCAGGTGATATTTTCACAGCTGAATTGGATGACAATGTAGGAGTAACAACTGGTTCAGGTATCCCTGGATATTTTATCTCAGTGCTTACAACTGACGCGACTAAACTCGACGAATCTACAGCTACAAACTCTCAATCTGGCAATACAGCTTTTATGCTTGTTGATAATGGTAAGGGGGAAAACTCTGCTGTTCACCCAACACGTAAAGGACGATGGGTGTTATTTCAAGTAGTAGAAATTCAAGAGTAATTTTAATTAATTAAAACTAGAAAACTAAATGGAAATTGTGTCAACTGGTAAATTTAGTCAAGCGTTGTTTGATAAAAACATCAAAACGTGGGTGGCTAAAGGGACAGCAAAACTTGCTTCAGAAATGCCTTATTACAAGGAAATTTCTACCCAAGAATTTACCGATGAAGAAATGTTTTCTATGCTCGATGGGGTTGAGCGTGGAGAATTTGAACGAGTCCCAGAAAATGGGAAATACCCTGAGGAAGATGATTTACCTGGATTCAAAACAACTTATGTTGTGAAGGATTTTGGCTTAATGAAAAAAATCTCTCATGTTGCCGGCCGTGCGGATGCGGCAGCTCACAAACAAAAACAAGATGCACAACGTGCAGCTAGTTTAGGGCGTGCTTATATTCGTAAGATGAATAACGATATTTGTGATGTAATTCGGAATGGGTTTGATGCAAATTTCACCTCTTATGGTGATAACAAACCTTTTTTCTCTACATCTCATACTCGTATTGATGGTGGTGCTACAACCTATCGTGGGAATGCAAGTTCGACTGGTGTGACTTTGACTTATACAAATCTTTTATCAGAACTTCGTGCTCTTCGTAATGTAGTGGATGGAGCTGGTGAGCAGATTGATTATCAAGAAAAACCAGTTCTTCTTATTGTACCTACTGAACTTGTAGATACGGCTTATGATGCAGTGGGAACTGGTGTGTATGCACCGGGTTCTTCTGATTATGATATGCGACGTTCTACAGGGGTTGAAGTACGTGTGCTTCCACTCTTGGGTGCTGCAAATAAAAATGCCCCAGCGCATGCAGCTACAGGTTGGTATTTGAAAGTAAAAGAATTGGGTGAAGATGAACCTATTAAAGTCTTCCATCGTGAAGGATTGAAAATTGATAGTACAGAGGATTTTGATACTCGAAAAAGAAAAGTACGAGGTTCTGCCGCTTGGGCTATCGGATGGACTGACCCTGTAGGTAAATGGAGAGGTAGTAAGGGTGATGGTCAAGCATACGCTGGTTAATCCCCTCCCCTTTTGTTTGGGGGGTTGACCTTAACTAGTCACTAAGAGGTAAATCTTTAAAAAGAAATATAAACCCCCAAACTTTTATTTAGACTTAAAAGAAAAAAATGATTCAACATTTAAATAGAGAGTTTGAAACCAATCGTTTGTGTTATCGAGCTCTTCATCACAAAGGTCCATTGTATGTAAATGGAATTAAGTTAGCAGGTGAAACTGGTGAGGGTGTGGATTCAGGACAACCTGGATTGTACGTCCAAAAAGTTGCTCTAGCGGTTTATGATTTCGCAGTGGATGGGGGTACGGCTGGTGCTATTACCTTGCGAGGTACTGCTCAGCTCCCTGACAATGCGGTGGTGACGGCAATCACCTATGATGTCCTAACAACTTGTACTTCGGCTACGGATGCTGCAACGATTGCCCTTTCTGTTCCTACGGATGGAGCATTGACGACTGCTATTGCAATTTCAAATGGGGCTAACCCTTGGGATGCAGGTGCTCACACACCTAATGTAGGTCTTCCAAAAAAATTAACAGCTGCTCGAAATCTACAAATTACAGTGGCGGGAGGTGAAAATCTAACAGCGGGCAAAATCGTCTTTGCTGTTCAATATTATGTTTCACAATAGTGATTCAACTCAGTCCCTTTAAGGGGCCTGTGATTGTTTTATTAATTACCAAATTATTATGGAAAAAGACAAAAAATATTTAGATGACAAAAATGAACAAACTCTTTCTGGTGAATTGGTTCGTATCATAAATCCTGAAGATGGAGCAGATATCAATCATGAGAAACACATGTTCAATAAACCCTTTATTTTAAAAAGGGGTGAAAGTAAAAAGGTGGATAGAGTTATTGCTGAAAGTGCAATTTACATGTGGCAGTTCCTTAAAATGCAAAAACTCTCTCTTGAAGAAAATGGTTATGATACAAGAATCGCTGAAACAAATGCCCTTCCCCAAGTTTATAAATACCCTGAGATATTAGAACTTGAGGATTCAATTTTGGATTTTGAAGCTTATCAATTCCACATCCTTCAAACCCTCGCAACCAAACTAAAAATCAAAGGCGCAATGCTTTGCAAAAAAGAAGCCTTACTTCAAAAACTAAATGAAAAAACAAATTTAGATATTCTTAATGGCTTAAAAGAATTGAAAGTGCCAGCGAATTTTATTAAAAAAAATAACTAAAAATGAGTAATAGAGAGCCAATATCCACGGTTGTTGTGAATTTAAGTGACAATGCTGTTCACTCTATTTATATTCCCCTTTCAGATTATCTATCATCTTCTGTTCAAATCATAATGTCAGATGGGGGTACAACTGATGATATTACAGTTCATGCCTTTTTAACTAATGATACAGCAGGAAATTCGGTAGCTGAATGGACCCCGGCAGACGATATTGTTTTTGGGACTAATACCAGTACCACTGGAATTGTAAATAGTGCAGCTGCCATAAATCAAATCCATCTTTTGGACACAAGAGTTGTGGCTGAAAAATTAAAAATAACTTACCAAAGGACTGCTGGTGCAGCGAATGATGGCGATATAACTATCAGAGTAAAACGAGGATAATTAGTAATTTTGAATAAATGGACCCAAATTCTGTTTTATCGGATTATGGAGATTCTACCCTTGGTAATACGATTGAGATAAATGAGTTAAATGGAGACCTTATTGTCACAGAGGCAGAAGGTATTTTGAATAATGATAATGATAGCACAATCCCCACAACTGCGGCTGTGATTGATTATTTTACAGCGAATGATGGTGGGATAGATAATGTTGTGGAGGATACCTCTCCTGAACTTGGAGGGGATTTAAATGCCCAAGGTTTTAACATTTCAAATTTTACAACCTTAATGGGGAAGAATAATGGTTCTTCTACTTTAAGAACTGGCCAAGCTGCTTCAGATGCTTTATACCTCCAAGCATATGATGTGGATGGGGGTACATTCACTACTTTCGGTTTATTAATTTCTGGTGATAACCCTACCTTTGATTTATCAGATAGTGTTACAAAAGAAGGTCAATACATTTACCGAGGAGGTGGTACTGACATCCCCTTAATAGATGGGGGTACAGGAGCAAGCGATGCCCCAGGAGCTCGTACAAATTTAGGTTTGGCGATTGGTACAAATGTTCAAGCTTATGATGCAACCCTTCAAGGAATTGCTAGTTTGAGTCCAGTGGCGAACCAATTGATTTATTCTACTGGGGCCGACACCTTTTCAACTACAAGTCTCACCGCTTTTGCAAGGACCTTTTTAGATGATGCAGATGCAGGAAAGGTAAGGGAAACTCTGGGAATCCAAATAGGTATGGATGTTCAACCATATGATTTGGAATTGGCAGCCATTGCAGGTTTAACCAGTGCCGCAGATAAAGGAATCCAATTTACAGGTGCGGGTACAGCTGCGACTTATGATTTAACCACAGCGGGAAAGGCACTTTTAGATGATGCTGACGCTGCTGCTCAAAGGGCCACTTTGGGGTTGGTAATAGGTACGAACGTTCAGGCTTATAATGCAAATACTGCTTTCAGAACTGATAAACTTTCCGTATTCGCTGCGACTACATCTTCTGAGTTAGCTAGTGTTATAAGTGATGAAACGGGAACTGGAGCCTTGGTATTTGCAAATGGACCAGTTGTGAATTTAGATACCACCTCTACTATAAATTCAAATTACATTTATAGAGCGACTGGTACAGATGTGCCTATAACAGATGGGGGTACAGGTGCTAGTGACGCTTCCGGTGCACGCACAAATTTGGGACTTGGAACTATCGCCACTCAAAATTCAAATAGTGTAACAATTACAGGGGGCTCAATAACTGCCATTACAGATTTAGCCCTTGCTGATGGGGGTACGGGTACTTCTCTGGTTGACCCAAACGCTGATAGAATTATGTTTTGGGATGATTCTGCTGGCGTAGTTACTTGGCTTACACCTGGAAATGGTTTAACAATCACTGGGACTACCCTAGGATTTACTTCAGGAACCTACACTCCCACCTATACAAATGTGGCAAATGTGGCTAGTTTTGGCACAGTTTCAGATTTGAGTTATTACCGAGTAGGAGACATGGTTACTGTTTTTGGCCGTGTTTCAATTGACCCTACTTCCGCTTCTGTTGACACAGAGTTTAGGGGAACCCTTCCAATAGCTTCAAATTTTGGTCTTTTTACTGATTGTGCAGGGGCTTGCATTTCGCTTACCTCAGTCTCTCTTTGTGCTGGGGTGCGTGCGGATACTACCAACGACCAATTCACAGTCAAATATATTAATACGGCAGAAACGGCCGCTAAGGATTTTGCCCTCCACTTTAGTTATAGAGTTATTTAAATGAAAATTCAATTAAAAAATGGTAATTGGTTTGAGAGTGATAGGTTAATGTATATTAACAAACCTCTTTTAGTTCACAACCTTTATCTTGATGGTGGTTTGGTCTACGCCATTGCAGATGACGAAAGGGCTAAAATTTTGCGAGTAATTGGGAGTATGATTGAAATCACCCCTACTTTAGGGATAAATATGAAATTTATAAATGGGATGGATGATACGGCGCAAAACTTCTTATTCACTATGAAAAATGGTTTCACCTTCATTTTGCCCAAGGCTAGCTGTACAAATATTATAGGTGATTACAATGTTAATCAAATGAATCTTGAACAAAGGATTCTCTATCTCTTGGCCCATGGTCAAGACATCAATAATTACAAGAAACTTTAATGAATACACTTAGTAGTATTTTAATCGAGCTTGATTCTGCAATCGGATTCTCGGAGCAGGCACGGTTGACTGAAGGAAAGAGAATTTCAGGAATTAATCAAGCATTGCTCATTTTGTATGGAATGCTTATTGACTCCCCTATTCTTAAACGTTCATCTACGATTACACTTTCTAATGTGGGAGTGATTCTCCCCACAACTGCCAATGCTACTCCCCCACCCGATTTTAACGATGGTACGGTCCTTTATATGGGTGATAGTCCAACTTTTGAAGATAGTGATGAAGTTTATGAAGTGGATGGTCAAATTTATGGTCGTTATGATAATGAAGATTACATTGTTTTTACTCGTGGGGAAGGTTTAAATGGGGAGGAATTCCAATTTCAAGGAGTAAGCGCCGGCACCTTCTACATTGAATATGAGATGGGTGCACCGGTTCTTTCAAAACCCTCTGATAATGACAACCTCCCAAAAAGTCTTCTCTATATCACGGCTAAATTAGCCGCTGGTATTTTAACAGACAACCTTTTATCAGATAGCTCTAAAATGCAAATCTTTTTGTATGGAGCTAATGGGAACCCAAATCGTTATACCCCTGAAAGTATTATGGGGCAATTACAAAAAGCTATAAGAAAAAGAAGGATTAGAAAACAGAGAACTAGAATTCAACAAATTAACGTGATTAAGTAGAATGCCTCCAAGTAAAAGGAAGATGTATGTAAATAATAGGGTGGGTGCACAAGGTCTAAATATCTTTGATACAAGTAGGTCTATTCAGGAATTCCAAGCAAGAACTTATACAAATATGATTCCCACAATTGGGGGGTCGAAGATTCGTTTTGGTTTCAATATCTTTAATCAAGATTTGGATAAGGAGGGTGGAATAACTATGCTTCATGGTTATAATTCTTACTTCTTTACTCCTGCATATTTAAATGGGGGAGAGCATTCCACTAAAATAATTGCCACTTGGATTGCAGTAACAGATGGCTCTTTTAAAATCACTATTGATGGAGTAGAGAGGTTAGTTTCAGGTTTAGATTTTTCTACCGCAGTCGATTTACCAGCCGTCGCTTTAATAATTCAAAATGCTATTAGGGCCCTTACGGGTAAATTGGAGACTGTAGTTTATACTGCTCCTCGGTTTGTCATCTCTTCAGCAAGTGTTTATATTGACAGCTCCATTACTGTTACAAGTTCTGCTGGGGTTGGTACTGATATATCGGGTGCTGGGGGTACAGACTTCTTGGATGCAGACGATGGGGTAGGAAATGGAAAGGTAAAAGAGAAGGTGATTAGTGGTAAAAATAAACAAATTATTTTTGCCAATGATGATGATTACTATTTTCTTAATCCAGGAGATGCAATTGATACCCCCTGGAATGTGATAGGGGATTATGGGACCACAGTAGATAATCCACACGCTTACACATCAGGGGGGTATGTTATTTTTGGAACGGGATTAAAGGGGAATAATCCAAAAAAATATGATGGGAAAAACTTTACAGATATTACCACGCCTGCAATTAGTGGAGTAGATTTGTGTTTTTTTGAATTCTTCCAGGGGCAAGATTTCGCTGCTTTGTTTGGGGCAGGGGACCCAACCCATCCCTCTAGGCTTTATTACTCAGACGCTGATAATCCGGATAATTGGGGGACGGGCGCTGCGGGGTTTATTGATATAGCATTGGATGATGGTACTGGGATAACGGGTCTTCGAGTACAAGGGGACCAACTTATAGTTTATAAAGAAAAAAAGAAATATTATGTGAGCACTTTTTATGAAAGTGACGCTGGTGTTTATGGGATTCGTGTTCTTCCCTTTGTTGACAGTTCTGGGGGTACACTATGTCACGACAGTATTCAGGTGCTACCAAGTGGAGATATCGTAGCCCTTGGACATAAAGAGATAGGTTTACAGGGAATGGGGAAGCTTCAAGCGGCGGATGGAAGTTTGGTTCCTAAAGATTATTCTCGTGATATTTATCCTCTCTTTGAACAATTAAATTACAACCAAATTGAAAAGGTTCGTGGGGTGATATTTAAAAAGATGCTTTTTCTTGCAGTGCCTTTTGGAAAGACAGCACTCAATAATAATTATGTTTTTATTTATCATACTGATTCTCAAGCATGGTCAGTAATACCAGACTTATCGATAGGAGCATGGCTCGTTTATGAGAATGGGGATGGTGAGGATGTTCTTTATGCGGGAGATTCTGAAAGGCCTATTATCTATAAATTCGATGAGAATGAATTCACTGATAATGGTGAATTGATTGTGGGTACAGTACGTACTGGTAAGTTGAATTTGGCTAGTATTATTGATTATGAAGATTTAGATACTGTTACTTTGGAAGGTTCTAAATTAGAGGGTGATATTTTAAAATTTACTTTTATCACAGATGATGTTGAAAGTAATTATTTGATTGATGACAAATATTTAGTAAATGCAAGTAGTGGTGGTTCAGGATATATAGCGGATGATTATGTTGCTGAAGAGTATATAGCTGGGGGTACAGGAGGTGAAGAAACTGAAAATAATGATGAATTGCGTTGGGTGGCTATTTTATTAGTTCCTACAGACCAAAGGAAAACAAGGGAGATAGAAGCTCAGATTGAAAATACAAATTTAGGTGCTCAATATTCATGGAATTACCTTTCTATTAATGAACAAGGTTTCCCTGATGCAAAAGTTTATCCAGAAAATCACATCATCAAAGAAGTGGCGAATATTTAATGTAGTAAAAAATGAAATTAAAAAGTTTATATAATTTACAAGCGAAGTTTAAGGGGAAGATAGCGGTCAATACTTTATCTAAAGAGCCTTTTACTGATTCATGGTTTGCTGACGTTTTCGATGCTGACACAGGGGAAAGTAGAATATTGGATACAGAGGGCCCTTATTTAATTATCATTGACCCTAAAAATAAAAAGAAAAGGGGTATTGAAATTGTCCGAGCCACTCTGGCAAATCAAATAGATAATCGTGTAGAATTTACAAAGACTTTCCGAGGACTATCAAAAGATGAGTTCGATGATAATGGGGGAGTGGACTTAGCTCAAAATTGGATTGTAGGTACGGAGATAGGAATTGTTACGGATTTTATGAATAACAATTTCTTGAAGGATTTGATTGGGGGTACACGACGCTTTGAGAATGAGATGGATTTTGGTGTCCAAACAAAACATAGAAGTAAATTAAATTTCACTTACACACCTGCCTTTCTTACGGGAAGTGTTTCTCCGACGACTGTGATAAACACTTGGACAGCGGTAGATGATGGGGAATTTACAATAACTATTGATGGAGTTTTAAGGAATGTTACAGCTATTGATTTCACTTCTGGGATTGGGAGTATGGACCAGGTGGCCAGAAGGATTCAAGATAGAATTAGAACAATCACTGGGGCTTTGGAGGAGGTTGAATGGAGTGGTACCCAGTTCATTTTTAGGAGTGGTAACACAACCTCAACCTCAGCAATCACTGTTACCTCTACTTTCGGAGGCGGAACGGGAACAGATATTTCTGGAGCTGGGGCGACTCAATTTCTTGATTGTGATGGAGGTGTGGTGACGAATAAAAATAAAGGATTTTTAGTTTCAGCAAAAGTTTTGAATGATACAGAAATGAATGCTTTAACAGGAGTAGAAGATGGAGCTGAATGTTATGTGATTGCAGAGGGGGTGAAGTATGACCGTTTGGGTGGAGCCTGGGTGGTGAGAGACACAGGTGTAGTGACTCCTAACGCAACTACCCTGATAGCTGGTAAATCTGAAAAGGGTACGACTTCTGATAATACAAATAGTACTGCGGTGGGGGATAGTGGCGGCCCGGTGTTTGTAGCAACGGATACCGTTTCTCCCACAGTTATTGGTGCGGGTAAAATCCCAGTTGGTAGAATTGTAGATGGAAAAATAGACCCCGTTTGGATAGCTGACGCTGTAACTTTTGGAGGCACAGGTGCAGATGGTGCTTTGAATGTAGCTGTTGGTACCACCACTTTAAACACAGGACAGGTCTACAATTACACGACAATAAATGTGGCTGCTGGGGCAACACTTGCCTTTACAGGTGATGATGCTGGAGCTTATTTGAATGCTACTGGTGCAGTTACAATCGACGGGACAATCGAGCTTAGAAATATTGTTACCAAAGAGATTTCTGGGGCTGTTTTAGGCTCTTATGAACTTTTAAGAAGTGGCTCAGCAAGACAAACTGTAACTGCATCTTCAGGCGGTGCAGCTGTGGTCGGACCTTCTGGAGACGGAGGAGCCGGTGGTACTTCAACTACAGCCTCAGGAACTCCAGGAGTTGGAGGTGCTGCAGGAGCCATCGGTGTGAATGGAACTGGGGGTTCTGGCGGAAATTCTGCTGTTGGAGGAGGTGGAGGTGGAGGTGGGGGAGGAGCTTCTGGTGCTGGGACAGCAGGTTCTACCACTGCCAATAATAATGGAGGAGCGGGTGGTGCTGGCGGTACCGGCGCTCCTTTAGGGACCGGTGGCACAGGTGGTTCCGGTGGAGGTGGATTTAATACTGGAAATGGCGGTGCTGGGGCAGCGGGCAATGGAAATGGAGGAAATGGTGGTCACGGAGGCAACTCTGGGCCAAATGGAGGTGTAGGTGGGAACGGGGGGGCTGGTGCAGCTGCTAGCAATGCTGGAGATACTGGAGGCATTGGAGGAAATGGAGGTGATGGGTATGCAGGAGGTGGAAATGGAGGAAATGGAGGTGACCAAACTGATGCAAGTGGTGTGGCTTCTGGAGCGGGAGGGAATGGAGGTAATGGTTTACGAGGAAATGGAGGAAATGGAGGTAATGGCGGGAGTATTTCAAATCACACAAATGGCTCGGTTGCAGCGAATGGAGGAAATGGAGGAAATGGTTATAACGGAGGGAATGGTGGAGTAGGAGGAAGTAACTCTTCTACGGGTACGGTAACTCACCAGGCTGGGAATGGAGGGAATGGAGGTAATGGAAAAACTGGAGCTACATTTTTAGTGCTTCATGCTATTGGAAATTTAACTTTTTCAGGAACTGTTAACGCTCAAGGTGGTAACGGTGGGAATGGGGGTGATGGGGGCGTTGCTGCAGGCAGCGGTATTGGAAATAGAAAACATGGAAATGGAGGGAATGGAGGAAATGGAGGAAATGGTTCAGATGTGGTCATGCTAACCAAGGGGGTTTTGAGTAATTCTGGAACCATAAATAACTCCGGTGGTACTCGTGGCGTTAGAGGAGTGGTTACAAATAGCTATTACGACCCCGCCTCCGGAACTGCCTTAGCCTATGCAGGACGTGATGGAACGCCAGGTAGAGACGGGCGAATAACAATTGCCAAATTAACTTCAATGTAATTATGAGAATCATATTTTTTGATGAAGAAACACTTCAAATCAAAGCAATGAGTGATGGTGATATTTCAATGGAATATCCATATGTTCAAACGGACGAAGATTATCACTCTCTACAAAATCTCTCTATTCAAAAAAATGGAGAGGAATATGAATTAATAGTAAACAATAATTAAAAATAAATGGCTACTTCAGCTACTGGAATGTCCTTTACAGACTGGTCAAAGAAAAACCCTGGTGGTACTTATGCCCAGTGGAAGAATGCACCAGCTCCTAAAACTACAACTACAAAACCTTCAACGACTTCTAGCCCAACTTCAACATCTAAAATTAATGTAAAACAAAACGTTAATTTTTCTAAAGAGTATGCCGCTGCTCAAAAACAAAATCCAAATATAACCTTAGAACAATTTCAGAAGGATTTTCAAGCAGCCTCACCTGAAAATGCAAAGTATTATCAAGAGCAAGTTAAAAAGAATCAAGCTTTGGCTTCAAAAAACCAACAACTTGCTCAAGAAGAGTATGTGAAAAATGGGGGGAAGTTAGGCTCAGATGAAGTTTATGACCCATATGCAACTTTAAGAGATTTAGCAGACCAGAGGGAAAAAGGTGTAGTTGAACCTAAGGCAAAATCTACCATGACGGTCCAAGAGGCAAATAAGCTTCGTATGGCGGCTACAGGTAGTACTGTGAATTACAAGCCTGGGGTGGGGAAGTCTGCAGCTGGAATGAATGCTAACAGTCCTTTGAGCAAGCTTTCTGCTTTAACCATGGCAGAACCTCAGCGCCCTGAAGAGGGGGCGGGAGAAGGGGCTATGGAGAAATATGAAAAGCAAATGAAGGTTTATAAAGAAAACCAAGCAATTGCTCAAGAGCTTCAAAAAACAATTAAACAGAAAAAAGGTTTAGAGGTTAATTTTGGAAATGAACTCCAGAAACTCAAACAAGAAAATGCAAGCCTTTCAGCAAGTTTGGATGGGGAATTGGGTTTTCCTGGTGCTGACGATATGATTTCAGGGTTAGAAAATAGCCTTGGGATTGTTATCGATAAAACCGATGAAAATCTAAAAAACCAATTAAAGAGTCTAATTGACCAGAAGAATGGAGGAGTGATTGATAATGGGGAGTTTCAACAACTTTTTAACAATGCCATTTTAAAATCAGGAAAACCTATTACTGATTTTATGTCTCCAGAGTCTTTAGCTCAATATCAAGATGAACCTCAGATTGGAGAAGGGATTTCTGCAACCTCAGAAGAAGTTTTCGGCGGGGGTCTTCAGTCACCACAAGAGTTGCCTTTTACCGAACCTGTAACAAATCATCCTTCTGGAGCTGTCACAGATAATGTCTCCGGGGTAACCACTTATCAGGACCCTAAGAGTAAATTAAATTTTGCCTCTGTCCCTAATCAAAATGCCCTGGATTTAACCAAACTTTCTCAAGAAGATATTGAGAAGTTGGATGGGGTAACTCTTCTAAAAGCCGAAACAAAAATGTTTACAGATTTGGCAGACGAAGATGCTAAAAACCAAGATGCTTTTTTTGATAAACTTACAAATCAAATCCTTCAACAACAAGAAAGTACAAAGGCAACCATTCTCTCATATTCTCAAATCAAAGAAAACAATGCGAAGTTAGAGCAGATGAAAGCCCTTGATGATTTAGAATATCAAAAAAATCAGCTTGCTATCAATAAGGCTGAAACATTTGAAGATATTGCGGAAGCTGAGGCAAAAACGGAAGGTTTCATGAAGGGGAAGCTTTCAGCTTTTGGAGGGAGTTCTTCCTCAGCTACTTTGGCTATTATGTCAGCCAACACTTTAAAATTCGTAAAAGCTAAAACTCAAGCAGAAGCTAAGTTTTCTGCAGAGGATAAACAGCTAGCTCAAATGATGACATATACAAAAATGGCCTTCACAAATAGTATAGTTGAAATACAAATGGATACAAATAAATCCATGGTTGAATTGGCTAACAATACCCAATCACAATTGATGAATGTGATGGGCCAAAAACTTTCTAGTGATAGTGAAAAGAGAAGGGAAAAGGCTACCTTAAGTTTAAATTATATTAAGGGTATAAAGGAAATGAAGGCTGCTCAAGAACAAGCTAAAGCCCAAGCGGAGGCAGATGCTAAAGAATTCTTTTTCAAAGGTCTTGAACTTTCTGACAAACTTTCTGATACACGTGGTACTGTTTGGGAATTTACTCCTGATGGACAATTAGTTGATACAGGAAAGCCAACATTAAAAGCTGCTACTGATTTTGAAAAGCTTGAATTAGATAGAGAAGGGGTAAATATTCAAAAGGGTCACCTTGGTATTGCCGAGGCTAACCTAGGAATTAACCAAGAAAAACTTGCTCTTCAAAAAGAAAAACAAGCGTTTGATATGAATATTGAAATGCAAAAACTCGGTCTCGCTATCGCAAAAGCTGGAGGAGGAGGAGGAGGAGGTGGAGGTGGTGGTGGTGGAGGTTATGGTGGAGGTGGAGGTGGAGCGACTGTTCCAGGAGGAACTCTAGTGGCTCAATTAAGAAATTCTATTGACCCTACTACAGGAGAGCTCTACACAGATGCAGCCATTGCCAACGCTATTCCTGAACTTTACCCTGGCACTTCCGCAGCCGCGGCTAAAGAAGTAAGAGCTGCCTTAAATGAACTCTCGGTTACTCCTAATACTGCTACAGGTGATGGCGCTACTCCATACTATATTCCTTCTAAACCTCTTTCTGAAATAGATAAATTAACCCAAGCTATAGCTGGTGGTAATAAGGTTGGAGGAGGTGGAAGTTCGTTGACTGCGGGAATCGGTGGAGGCACCAAATCTTCCGGCTCAAGTATTCCTAAAGTTAGTTCAAGCTCTAAAACCCCCACAAAAACTACCTCCAACAAAAAATCAATCTCAGGTCGTCAAAGTAAAGCAAAGAAATAAAATAAATTATGCCAAAAGGAATTGAAGCAAGAGCTTCGAAGGCTGTTAAAAAGTCTGCTCCAAAAGTTACCCCTAAACCACAGACATCAAATCCATCCAAGTCGACAGGTTCGATAGTTTTAGATTTAGCTAAAGGTTATAGTGCCTTTAAAGAAAAAGCAAAAGAAAACTCATCGCCTGTTGTTAAAAATCCTCTTCAAAAAACAATAACAGACGCGGCAGCTTCTATTAAGGATAAGGGGCAAGAGTTTTTAAAAACAGCGGTTGAGATTCAGCTCGGTAAAGAGATTAGAGGGGCAGTACCTCCCACACCCTTGTCGGCTCAAATGACGGAATATATCAATAAGAATATTGATTTAAAAAAACTTGCTGCAGAGAATAAAACGGAATTAAAACAAGGTGGGGTTGATATGCCCTTGGTAGAATTATCCCCAGAAGGGGATGATACTAAAAGAAATTACCTTGAGAAATATTTAAATCAAAGAGGTGGGCAAGATGTAGATTTGAATAGTCTTACATTAATGGGGCCGAATTCGCAAAACTTTTTCAAACAAGATAGAATTAGATATGCTCCTGATGAGATATTTCTAAAACGTTTAAATGGTTTAATAAATGAAACTACAAGTAATGAAACAAAGAAACGTTTTGAAAGTATTTTATTGAATAAGGGGGGCTCTGATGGAGCAGGAGAAATAAAAGCATTTGAAAAGAATTTAGGGAATGCTATTGTTTCAGAATATGATTCAATATTAACTCCAGAAGAAAGACAAAAAACTATTGATGGGATTCTTGATTTATATAATAAAAAACATTTAGAAAAAGGTAAGGATTTTACCGAGTTTGCAGGGGAATCAGTGGCAGATGAAATAGCTTCTGCTGGTTTAGCACCAGTTTTTGGAGGGCTGAAAAAAATGCAAAGTAAGTTTGGGCCTCCGGAGGAGTGGCCTAAATATATTAAGGAGATGTTCAATAAACAAAAGAAAATAAATCAAACCTCCAAAGAGCTTCTTGATGGGATTAATTCTACTCCTAAACCAAATCCAGGAAATTTACCCCCTGCCTCAGAGATGATTTTTAAAGATACAGGTAAGGCTTTTAAACCAACATCTGTACTTTCAGAATCAAATCCAGGAGGTAATAAAACAAAATTAAGTAAACTCATTTAAAAAATATTATGGGTACTTTGGTTAATGTGACCTCTAACGTTGCAAGAATCCCTATTGAAGTAGCAGTGGATGCTACGCGGAATCTTTTAACTGGAAAAGAGAGGACTGT